CGGGGGCCGTGAGTATTTCAAAGTTCTTGTTTATTTCGTCTGCCGTAATGCCGTCCACCGCAGTTGCACCTGCAAGCGTTACATAGTTACCAGCTTTTGATCCGTGCGAATTAGCGGTAACGGTAATAATACCAGAGCCCGCGGTGCCCGTTGTAATAGGGTTGGCACCACAAGTAACGGTTTTGTTTAAGGGTGTAATGTCGTTGTAATCGCCGCCATCTTCTAAATACGCTTTCTTGTGCGTTCCCATAAACATAAAGTTGTCAGAGTTTAGAGTTACGAAGTTCAGCATATTGCGGCACGTGCCGTCAAAAGTTGTTGTTGCTACCTTGTCCCAACCACCAATGCGCTCAACATAGCCTGATCTAAAACGGATTTTATCTCCGTCAAACCAACCACCTTCGTTAGAATAGTTGGTGCCCTCTCGGTTGATTCCCGGCTTGAACTGGAGCTTGGTTAGTGGCATGTAACATTACTCCGCTGCTTGGATCTCGTTGCCGTCTTCTTCAGCCCACGCAAGGATGGCTTGGTAGTGGCGGTTATCAGGGTCTTGAGGTACGCTCATAGTTTTACCGTCAATAACAGCCTCTATGTGTGAGGTAGAACCTAAAAGATTTACATATTGTGCCGAAGTTACATTCATAGCTCTGCATCCCATTCCATATAATCATCTGTACCATTTGTGTGAGCATACCAAGAACCTGCTGCCAGAACCGCTGCATACAAAGTACCTCCGGTTTGATCTCCAAAAGCAAAATTCGGTTGAGCGCAATTTTGCACTGTCCACGTTCCGTTTCTTGTAATACTTGGAATAGCTCTCATTTGTACAGGATGATTAATGTATCCCATATAATCATCAGCTGCTGCATTCATATACCCGCCAAGTAAAACTTTGTTTGCTATTTTTCCTATATAGTAATAATACCTTTGACACTGCCTAAGTTCATCTTGATAGGTTCGATGCTCAAAGTCCGTGGCGGTGTCGCCTACTTCTAGCTGGACGCCTGTAAGATATATGTTGTTGCTTGTACTATCTACGGCATTAACCTGATTAGACGTAGCATAATCCGCACCTGTGGCTCTCCATTCGTTTGCTGTTCCGTGCCGATTAGTTCCTGCCATAAGAACCCATCCACACCATAAACCTCTACCATTGTCGTTATTTATAGTGCCAGAAGCGTCACCCGGTATAGTTATTATTTTCTTTTCCCATGTATCACTGGCATCAACAGTGTATTCTTTGACATAAATTCTACTGCCATCTTCTTGATTTATGAAAAAACAATATGTTCCTGTTTTTGTCGATTTTATCCAAAACGACATGGTAACATCTTTAGCACTACTTGTTCCGTATTCTAGATGTTGTAAATTTTGTGCTTCTATAAGTTGACCAATAAGTAAGGCTTCACCTGCTGCAACGGCACTTTCTGCGGTAGTTACATCAAACTTTCTTGAATAACCAAAACCATTACCGCTAGGAACGTCTGTAGATTGTGTAACATCCCCAACTACTTGTTCTGTGCTAGTGTAAGACCACATGTGAAAACGATCAGGACCGCCGTACTCAGGAGAACCAGTTGTTGTTATTGTATACGAACCCCTTTGATAACATTGCATTGCTCCGTTAATTATAAGGTTCCTGTTCCCATACTGGTTGATGTTGAGGCCAGCTTCGTCGATTCTTGATACTGCCATTATCCTGCCTCCAGTGCTGCGACTCGCGTCTCTAGGTCTTCAATTTTGGCTATTGCTTCTTTTAATGCAGCCGTTAACAACGGCACTAATTTGCTTTGGTCAATAGATTGATGCATTGGAATAGTATTACCATCATCATCAAGTTTATTATCACCTACTGATACACCTTCTGGTAACTCTTCATCTTCTAACCAAACATGAACTTGATCTTTTGTTCCTACCACTGATAGTGGAACAACTTCTTGTGCTTCATGTGCTAAGAAACCATCAATAAGTGTATCCGTTTCGTCAGTTATCCAATTAAACTTTTTAGGTTTAAGTTGTTTTACTCTTGTAATTCCGTCAGTTATATCTGCTACGTTTTCTTTTAATCGATAGTCTGACGAAGTATTAAATGAAGTATTTATTCCAGACGTAGTAATAGAACCAACTTGACCGTTTCCGTTTACTATCTGCATTATGTTAGCAGCACCAGTAGCACCTGCGGAAGCATCAAGCCTTAATGCATAAGCTGTTGTAGCTGCTGCATTTGCATAAACATTATAACCAGTTCCACCTTCACCGTTGGTAAAAAGTTTATTACCGTTATTGTTCATTTCAAATCTTCGTGTTGAGCCTGTTTCCATAAAAAATTGATTTACAGTTGAACCTGATAATCTTTGAGTTACTGAACCACCACTGCCTTCTTGAATCTGCCATTCTATTAGTGGATTGTTAGATCCACCTTCCCTTCTAAATCTAACAGTATAATCTGATCCTTTTATGATATGTAATGGAAAACCTAAATTAGCTTCATATGCTTGATCATAAATACCTACGTTGCCATCATGGTCAATTTGCATACGTTGTTGTAGCGCACCACCATCAGGTTGTGTTCTAAAAACTATTTTACCGTTGTCTGTTGCCCCGTCAGTAACAGCTTCTATTTCAGCAACTACTTCACCTGCTCTTTGAAAGTTAATCTGCCCAAGAGTGGAACCTGTACCTGCATCATTGTGGTCAAAGTTTAACTGCCCACCTTCATCACTTTCAATCTGCAATGCTTTATAACCAGAGCCACCTGCTTGTGTTGAAACATCAATAGTATCAGTACCTATGCCAACGTTACCTAATGAGTCAATTCTCATAGCCTCACTAGGTGAAGAACCATCATTACCGTCATTTACACGAAGTATTAATTCGCCTTTTTGATCGTCTGCTGTTGCGTCATGGCTGGCTTGGATTTGGGCTAACGTACTCTCTTCACCACCAGACTGTTTACCCTTGAAGGTAATGGTAGACTCTCGGCCTCCGTCCGTGTCCTCAGAGGTACTATTTGTAAAAGTAAGATCAGGAGAAGCACTGGTAATGCCTAAATCGCCGTTAAACGTCCCACCATCAGCCGCTGAAATAGAGTCATCCATTGACGCTATGTCATATGCAACCACTTCTAAGGTGTCATTTAACGAAGCAGCTTGGGTCAATACGATACTGGTCTTTGTGCTGGCGGTATAATCTGTTCCCGGAACGAGACAGATTCCATTTAAAAATACGTCAACGTACGCAGAATCTGCGTACTTCAGCGTTTTGCTGTTATCGTCCGCCCCTGAGAACGTGGTCTGAGAGGCAGTTGCGGTAAAGATAAAACGGCTTCGAACACCCGTTCCCGGTTGATTACCTATATATGGCATTAATCAGCCTCCTGTATTGTGTTACCTTCAGCTACCCATTCGAGGATTGCTGCGTACTCAGTGTTTTCTAAATCAAGAGGAATAAAACTTACTACACCATTTGATGTAAGTTTAATACAACTGTTCTCACCTTCTTTAGCTATATACTGTGCTGATGTAATATTCATTATTAAAGCTCCGCACTAAATTGCACTTTTGCTGTAGATTGATTTCCAGCACAATACTTTGCCTCACCATTAGTACCGCTTACGTTAGAAGTAACATACATGTTTAGTCCTTCTCCATTATAGTATTGAATACCACTAAAACTTGGAAAGTAATCACCTCCTTGGTGAATACCAAAATCATTAGTATTATTTGAAGATGTCATTGATGGTGAGGCTCTCATTTCAACAGGAAAGTTTACTCTACAATCAAACTCAGTTGTACCATAATAAAAACCATGACCAAATAATGTATTTTGTCCAGCTATTTGCCAGTAATACCTTTGGCACTGCTTTAACTCATCCGCATAGCTTCGATGCTCAAAGGGCGTGGCTTCTGTGCCGACTTCCATTTGCAGCCCTGTAATGTAAAAATTATTACTTGTGCTATCCAGCCAGTTAACATTACTTGAAGTGCTGTATTCATTTGTGTTTGATGACCAACTGTCATCTGTAGCCCCATGATAAGAAGAACCTATTGCTAAAGTAATATACACTTCAAAACCTGTAGAAGTTGAAGGGTCTAAAGCTCCCGCAGAAGAAGTGATGAAAGAGGTACTTCCCGCAGTAGGAGAAATTGTAATAATTTTCTTTTCCCAAGTATTAGCCGCATCAATACTAAAACTTTTATAATATAAATACGCTGTGTTTCCAGCAGCATTTTTGTATAAATTAAATGCATAACTACCTGTTTTACTAGACTTAACCCAAAAACTAACGGTTATAGTTTTTGCTCCAGATGTTCCATAAGATAATTGTTGCAGATTTTGAGCTTCGATTCGTTGAGCAAATTGAGCATACTGACCACCAGCAAGAGAAGTATCTGCTGTTGTAACAACTAGCTTTGTTGAGTATCCAAATCCTTGACCACTAGGAACATCAGTAGACCTCTCTACCGTATAAGCACCGTCAGTGTCTTCCCAAAACCTGAACCTATCAACGGTTCCGTAGGTGCTATTAGTTACCGCAGTAGCAGCCGTAGCCCTTTGCCAAACCTGCATCCCACCATTAATTATCAAATTACGGTTCGACAAGGCACCGCTATCGTAAACCGCACCTAGTTCAGCTAGTTCTCGTGCCTTGCTCATTCCTTAACTCCTTACTTTGTATTTTCTTCCGCATTTCTAGCTGCGGCTGTTTTTACAACCTCAAGTTCAAAAGCTTGTGTGATTTGCGCGTCTTCGCCTGTTGCTATTGTCAAGCCATTTGCATTGCAGTGAGCCACTAACAAAGAAATAATTTCTTCTTTTGCTATTCTTGCCCTGTTTGTTAAAGCATTGTCTGCCCAATCTTGCACAGATGCAGCCACATACTCCATAGACTTATTTTCTGTGTCTGTTAAAGTTACGGTAATTTCTGGCATAATTTTTTCCTAACCTATTAAATATCCACCAAATGTGATGTAAGGACTTGTGTCACTGTAAAGTATAGTAGAACCATCGTCATTAGCGTAGTACATTGTTACATAGTCATTTGCAGCGAGTGTCATTACTCCTACATTTACTATGAATAAGTAGTCTCCTGATATATTTTCATTTCTTGAGTCCGCAGATCTTCTAGTACCGTTTACCCTAATGTCCATTCTACTAATACCGCCACTATCATTAGTTAAACCAGTACAATAAAAATAATACTGTCCTGCAACAGGTGCAGTAAATCTCCCATTTGAACTATTGTAATGACTACCTATGTTTGCCCAAGAACCATTATGCGTAACATCACTTCCGGTTGTTGTGGATGCTGTTTTGTAAACCCCAAAAGCTGGTTGCTTAGGCTTTTTAACAATACCAGTTCCACTATCTACTCTAAAGTAAGTAGAGCTTCCAGCACCATTTGTTACTTGAAATAATGGATAGCCATTAGCCCCTGATGCTGCATCTTTTACATGAATGCCATATGGCGTTGCATCCGTTGTGTTTTGAAACTCAGCTATAAAATCTCCACCGCCAGCTAAATTTACACTTAACGGTTTAGATGGTGTCGCAGTGCCAAATCCAACATGATTGTTTGTCGAATCTACAAATAGGGTGTTAGTGTCAACTGCAAGATCTCCAGATATTCCACCAGTAAACGTAGTCGCGCCGGTAAACGTAGTAGCATTATTAATAGTCGAAGGCGGTGCAACAGTCGCGGCTGGCGGACCTAGATGCACAACGTAGATGTTGTTGGTGCCTGAAGGAGGTGCCGATGTAAATGTCAGTGTGGTTCCGCTACATGTATACGCAACAGTCGGATCTTGAATAACATTCTCTACAACTACGCGCACCGCATTTACATTTGCGGACTTTGACATTGTAAAAGCTGTTGTAGAGCCATCACCACTAAAGCTATCCTTTGTGGTACTTGTGTATGCTGTAGCAGGTTTGTTACCTAAATATGGCATCTATAAACTCCTACGTTGATGTGTCTATCTCAAGAATACTCAAGATCGCATCGACTGACGATGCTGTATCCGACACGACTTTAATCTGATCGTTATGCTCCATGACAACTTTTTGATCCCCACCAATCGGGATTAACGCACCACCGCTTGGTATCGGTGCGTCCTTGATAATATGAATTGTATCACCCGCTTGTGTGTTTAACGTCACACTTACAGTAATCTGAGAGGATGCTACGTTTGCCAGAGCTAAACCAATCGCTGTGGTTTGTACGTCTAGTAAAACCTGATAGCCACCAACCGCCGTAGCCGTGGTGCCTATACCTGCTGAAATTTTTCGTTTGAATGTATTTGTTGCCATCTAACTATCCTAACGCAATTGATAATGCGACAGCAGTACCCGCCGCGTCTACATTTAAACCAGTCTGAGCTTTGGCCTGTGCAGTAGCATCTGCCATGCTCAAGTCTGTCAATCCTGTTGCCACACCACCTGTAATCTCAGGGTTTGACATTGCCAGAGTGTCACTCAAGCTTATCATATTTGCTCCTGATCCGCCACCATCACCGTATACAATGCTGACTTTTCCTGTACCGGGAACGGTAACGTTTGTTCCGCTTCCTTGTGTAACGACTATATTTCTATCCGCAGTTAACGAATTTTTGAAGATAAAAAACGCCTGAGTTGTGTTTGGTGCTATCGTTACAGTAACATCCGCACCCAAATCAGATCCTGCGTCTACAAACTCAATAACACGATACATACCGTCTGATGCGTTGCTCGATCCAGAAGAAGGAGAACTTGGACGCACTGTTAAAGTATGTGTTGTTCCTGATACAGTTACGCTTTTGTATCCAGCCAACCGATCAAATATATCAAAATTGTGGTTTGTGGTAGTACCCCACGTACCAGACTGTTCACCAGTGCCCGGCTTTTCAATCGCAAAATTTGTTGTAAACGTACTAGCCATATAATTCTCCTATGCTACGTCTTTCCATGTTGGGTTTTGTAACCGGTCTCCGGGAACAAAACCACCGGGCGCTCCTTCTGGCTCTCTATAAGACGGGCTCGATAACGGATCGCCGGGCTGAGTGCCCGGTACAGGAGGTTTAAAATTCGGAACTTGATCTGGAACAACTTGACCATATACTCTAACAATTCCTTTGCTTCCTGTTGCCTCAACGCCAGTTACGATAGCATCTGCGTTTGCTTCTACCGTTACATTACCAACATTTGTGCCACTTGCCAATCCCGTTGTTAAAAACTCTACAGAAATACCCGCAACAACGGTGCCGACTTCACCTGTTGCGTAACCAGTCGAATCAATAAAAGGAACCGTAACAGAAACATCCGCAGCCGCAGCTACAGTAACTGTGCCTACTGCACCTGTGCCTGTCTCTCCTGTCGTAACGACATTACCAACGCCATCTATCGTGACAGATCCTACACCGCCCGTAGCAGCAAGACCTGTTTCTGGTACGTTACCTGTACCCGTAACGGTAACTGAATCTAATCCACCAGTAGCAGCAAGACCTGTAACACTAACGTCAGCCGCAGCCGCAGCTACAACCGTGCCTACCGAAGCTGTTGCCGATAGACCTGTTGCAGGAGCGTCCGTGCTACCTTGAGCCGTAACAGAGTTTATTGCACCCGTGCCCGCAGAGCCGCTCGGCGATATGGTTGCAATGCCTGTAACCGTTACAGAGTCAACAGAACCTGTGCTTGTTGAGCCAGTAACAGCAGTATTTGCAGCCGCTAAAACAGTAACAGAGCCGACACCACCTGTAGATGACAGCCCTGTTTCTGGAACACTAGCCTCTGCAACAACAGAAACAGATCCAACCGCACCTGTCCCTGCCACTCCCGTAACAACAACCGGAAGGGATTCGCCCCAAGCCCCTTGGGACCATGTGCCTCGCGCCCAACCCGAAATTGCTGTCATCGGATTTTACCGTTTAGGCGATACGGATAATAGCGTTACTCGCGTCCGCTGTTGGGAACTGAATAGTAAAATCACCAGCAGTTGATGTCTTATCGCCACCAAACGCCAATACAATAACAGCTTTATCGGAAGCACTACTATTATAAATCAACGCACCATTTGCTGTAATTGTTGCTGTTGAAAATGTTAAATCAGCAAAATCGGTAAACGCCGTTGTACCACTGCTTGTCGGATCAACTCGTGTTAGAGAGTCACCGCCAGCAGAATAACCTGTACCAGTGACTTCGTTAGTTGTAGCATAAGCTGTTGTCGAAGCACCTAGTGTTGCTGATGAAGTAAACAGAGCAAGCTTAAAAGTGCTTCCTCCTGAGTTTTTAAAGTTGTGTGTCCCTTCAAGAAGCTCTTTCTTAAAAGAAGTACACATTGCCTGCGTGATCGCCATGTCATAATCTCCTTATTGCGTCAGCCAGTTTTGGATGCCCTGCATCTATAAGGGCATTATACACGGTTGTGCGGTCACTGCGAATAGCTTCGCGCATATAAAATGCAACCACCTTTTCCATGTGCTTTTGGAACGCTTTTGCCTGATCCCTGATAGCAGGATGTGCATCATCAGATACACTTATCAGCTTCTCCACACAGCGTTCTGCATGCTCATCGGGAGTAAATCCTCGATTCTGTGTTGTTTGTACATTAACGATTGGATCGCTAGGTACGTCAAAATTTAATTTAAACATTATTGTTTATCCCTAATAACTTTACCCACGCGATAATCTTGCGTAGTTTCTTTTGCTTCTCCCAACATTTTAAGACCCATTACAGCTTCTTGAAACCTTTTATCATAGTTTGCCATAATATCCGGTTCACCCTTCATAAAGGTGTATGCTTCTACTAAAGAACCATACAAAAGAGCTAATTCAGCATTTTCACTTAGCCAAGATGTAGCTGTTCCCGCACCGGAGGTTAAACTAGCAGGTCTAAACAAATACTGGACCTCTACATCATAAGCAACGTCTGGTGTTGGAGCTAAAATAAAATTACCTACGTCGAATTGAGCGTAATATCTCGGTTTACCTTGAACGGTATAATCTGGATGGAAAGACTCGATGTAAGACAAATCCTTAAATTGCAAAAATTCTTTCTTGTAATCTCCTGCACCAGAGTTGGAAATAGTCAACGAAAACGGAGCTAAGAAATCGCTTGGGGCTCCTAAATACTGGTTTCCGGCGGCCATAGAGCCAACTTGATTACGCATAAACAAATTTAGCTGAACGTTTTTTAGTATTCGCTCTTCCGTGGCTCTAATAAAAACAGGAAGATTAGATACGAAAGTAGTCTCCGTATTTTCGGTATAATCCTGTATGGCTTGCTTTAAGGTATCAAATGTAAAACTCATGGTGTGT